TTCCGGTTAAACTAAACAAATTGTTTGGATCTTTCTTAATACTGTCGTTTGCAAGTGATAGTGTAGATAGTCTTGCTTTTTTAAGTTCAGTAATAAAGCCGTTTACTTCTGCATCGTCTTCTGTTGCGTCAACATCTTCGCCTTCAACTGATGCTAGTTTAACAACATTAAGCTCAATACTATCAACTTTATAATATCCGTTAGTTGTGTCTGATATATCATGGATACCAATGATATCACCTTTTGTAAAATTAGCCTGTTTATCTAAAGTAATTGTAAATATATTTTGCTGGCTTTCAGATACTGCTGTAATTCGGTAATCTGTTGCTTGGGTTTTATACACTCCCCATGTTTGCTGACTTTTATCTATAGCAGTCCAAATATAACTACCTGAAGAATATAAAGGCTGATCTAAAATAGCATCATAGGATACTAATGATCCTGTAACGTCTAAAGGATTTACATAACCTGCTGACTTAGTATAACTATTGTCATCATTAAAATATTTTGTTGGTAAAGGCTTGTGATCATAGTTATCTGGTGTAACATACACTCCATTTCTATCTAATCTATAAATTAAACTTGTATCTTGTGGATTAATTGCATCAACTAGTTCAATTAGTTGTGGTTCTTGTCTATATTTTTCTTCATCAAGAATAAGATCAAACTGTTCGTCACCAGTTGTTGCTCCATAACGTCCTACACGTACAGCCCATTCTTCATAAAATTCTAAACTATCTTTATTAGCACTTCCTAATTTATCAAAAAGTTTTGTAAGGACATTTCTTGTTCCTTTATCTTGTATAGCACCTTGATAAAATTTATACTGACTTATATCATCGTTAATAATATTTTCAAGATACTTACGTTTTTGATATCCTGTTAGATGTTGTGCTAACTTTTGCTGTTCTATATCAAAATTATCAGAATCAAGATCGTAAAAATCTGCAAACTGTCTTGCTTTATAATCAAAGTTAGGTAATAACTTCTGTTCTGGTTTTTCGTCTAATCTTACCCAGGATGAATCTACAAATTTTTCTGTTCCAGTTATATTTTTTGGAGCAACATAATAAAATTGTTTGTACTTTACTAATGCTCCAATTGAGTAATCTTGCCAAGAAGTCCATTCAGTTGGTTTTGCATCATCAAAAATAAATCCTGGAATATTATATGAGCCATTCCATTCATCTGAACGATATCCTTTTACTTTAATTCTTTCTTGTCTGTAACCTTGGGCTCTATTATAAATTACATCGCCAAAGATAGTATTATTATCAATAATAATTGCGTGTTCGTGCTGTACTACAGGAATCTTAAGATGATATATTCCATCATTTGTATTTCTTACAAAGATTCCAAAATCATTTGTATTATCACGCTCGGTTGTTGCAAAATCTGCAAGCAATCGTTTACCGTCTGCTTTTAATAAACTATAATCATAAAAATTATCGTATATGTCGTCAACAACAGTATACTCTTTTGTAAATTCAATTTGTCTTGCACTTGGACTTAGTGTAAGAATAGTTCCGCTATCCCAGGCCTGCGTAGTCCAGAATAAAAATTCTTTTGCACTTAGTACCCAATTTTCAATTTCTTCAATCTCTTGATTAAAATTATCAAACGTGAAACCTACACTAGTTAAATATCGTTGATACCCAAGTAATAAATCAACTACATCTTGTTTTTCTCTAAGCAATGTTCCGTATTGCATTTCTTGTAGTTCTGTTTCAAAGTTAGTTGATACATATGCTGTTGCTCCACCTTCTTCTGGTAGTTCGGCTAATTTTTGAAAATTATCTTGATTAAATGCATCACCTGCTGTATGCGAAATTTTAACTCTATAATAAGAATCAGATATTTCAACAATCTGTCCTACTTGATATGTTTTTCCTGTTGTCCAAGTTAGGAAATTTTCACTAACTCCTCCAACATTAATTACTACATCACTGTTTTTTCTTCTAATAGGGTAATATTTAAATACCGGATTATCTTTGTCATATCCTTTTACAATATATCCTCCAGGAGCTATTTCAACTATAACTCCACTATAGGAATATACATCTAAAGGAATACTTTTAGTTAAATGTATTTTATAATTTTCTTCTGGTACAAAAACATTGCCTTCATTTGTTGGTGTTCTTGAGTCTAATATTAATTTAAATTTTGACTTTTGTGTAAACCCGCCAATTTTAGATCCTAGTTTGTTTTCAACTACTTTTAAATTCTTTGTATATTCATTAAATTTAAGCGTATCGTTGTCAACTAAATATCCTTGCATATAATTTACAATACCTGCTGTAAATACTCTTGCTGAATCTGTTGCACTATTTGGAAATACTAATTTGTTTAATTCAATACGCTTACTTGTATCTTTATAAACTAATTGGTCTGCGCCATTACGTACAATTCTACTTCGATCAAACGCTAATCCAAAAAACTGTGCTGGTTGATTTAATGCCCACGATATCATTAAACTAAATGGATAGTGTGAACTTCTACGCCATGCTGTTTCTACAGGACCTTCATCGCCAAATGCAAACTCGTTACCATTAGTAGTAGGAATATTTCCTACAGCATAACCTGTTGCACTTGGTGCTAATAAGTTTCCGTTAGCATCAACTGGAATGTACTTGTAAATATCTTCGTTTTTAAACTTGTTTCTATATGTTACCTTTGAACCTTCAGCCCCTCTTACAATACCTTTAGACAAATCTTCCCAAAGTAATAAGTTACTACTAGTATAAGGTGCTGACCCATACTCAGAATCAAACCAAATTGGCTTTTCTTTAAAGCCAAGTATTTCCCACGGATGACTGTGTGGTCTATCTGTGTTATAAAAGTCTTTGTAAATTGATCTCCAAAAACCTGTTAGAGGTTTGTTGTTAGGATCTCCTGCTGATGCATAGTTATATGTAAATCCGTCACCAGCTCTATAAACTGTATTAGATACATAGTCTGGGCTACCAACAGTTTCTAACCAACTGTTAAATTCCGAAATCATTGTTTTAGAAACTTGTCTTCTAGTAAATCCAGTAGTTCTATTTTTACTAGGAACATAGTCTGCAATATTTAAAATGTTTTCGTTATAAGGAAGTTTTAAATTATTATAAATTCTTTTTTCAAGATCTAATAACAAATTATCTCTAAAGTCTCCAAAGCATCTCCACAAAGATCCGTCATGTCCTTGTAGCATTGCTCTTGCACCTTCATATTCAGAATATAGTTGACTGTCATTAGTAGCATGATTCATTGTGCCGTTTGGCATGTAAAATAATTTATTACTTCCTGCAAATATATGAACATGGGCTGTGCCGTTTCCGCTTGCGGCAATATCTGCTTGTTGTGCTGATACTTCATCAGTGTATAACGGATAGAACCAACCAACTTTTCCTTTATAAGACAATGTTGTTGTTTCATCTCTGCCATATACTTTATAAGGACCTGTTACGTCTGTTGGTGTTTTAATATAAGTGTCGTCTAAAAATATTTCAGGAGTAAACTTAGGATACAAACCTAACTTAGTAGGAGTTGGCGGAACCCAACAACCATCAGTTGAAACATATTCATAAACGTCTAATACATCTCCAGTACTCGGAGCATTTAATAATGTTAAAAATCCATCTGTACTAACTGTATAGTCTTTGTTAAGTACTAGTTGCTTTTCATTTAGGTATGCTAATACTGCTTTTTCTGACAAAGTTGTAAAGTCAATACCACGTGTTAACGAAAATATTGTTTGAGATTGATCTTCAATGTTATGCTTTACTGATGTTTCACCGCCAACGGCTAACATATCACTAAAATAAAATGCATCTTTATTAGTTTTGTTCGAATTAAGTTCAGTAAGTACTCTGTCAACATGTACTTTATCGTATCCTTCAAATCCAAGATCATTTGCTGTTCTTAAAAATTCTCTCTTAAATTTAATGTATTCAAACCCTGACCATTTCATAGCTTCAATAGCATCATAGTCTTTATCTGTTAAATTATATAATGCAAGATTAACTGGTCCACTATGTTGTACAAATTTTAAACCGTGCTTTGATGGAGTGCCTAAATCACGTAAATTACTAACACCCGGATATAAGCCTTTGAACCCGATTACATTATCAACAATACTATCAACATGGTCTAATACTTCGCCTAGTGTAAAGGTTGTAACGTTTTCGTTCTGCGGATTTTTTTCAAAGTTGATTGGAAATTCGTAATGTCCTAATCCTTGTATTTTTTTAGCACTTGATGTTGTTTTTAAAACTAACTTATCACTTTCTACTAAGTCTGTATAAAATGCAACATATGCATATCCGTTAATTCGATTGATTGTATAATCGACGCCATCTCTTTTACGAGTACTGTTTACATAAACTTTAATGTCTAAATCATTTAAGTTACCACTATTTAAATAAACATCAATAATAAAATTATTTGTTCTTTCTGCAACTGTAAATTGTTCAACAACTGGTTGTGTAGATTTAGTCGGTGCTTTAGTCCATCCTGATACATTTGTGTATGAAGTTCTACCAGTATACTGTCTTAATAGTGCAGTGTCAGTACTAACTGTAAATACATCAGCAACTTCGTCATATTGATACGTGTCTGCTAATAAGTTAAAGTCAAAAACAATATCACCGCTATTTTCAATGGTTCTATAACTTAACGGAAATCCTAATTGAGAATCGTTAGCACCTGTTCCAACTTTATAACTAAACACTTTGTTACCAGCAAATGTACTTGACTCTAGTGTAGAAAGTTGTGCTCCTGCATCATTATACAAATCAAATAACGGTTGTTGATTAACTTTTGTTTTATCTTGTGTTTGTTTCCATGTAGTACCGTTATAATAAAAAATCTTACCTTTATAGTTTGTGCCTGCTTTTACAAGAACTGTTTCATTTGTTAAAGGAGTAGTATCTGTAGTTTCCTTTAGTGCAATTTGAGCTTGGCCATTCTGACTAATAAAACCTACTTCATAAATTTTACCAGCAACAAAACTATCCGGATCTGCTGTAAACAATACTCGCATACCTGTAACTAATTCAACACCGTCAACAAAGTAACCTGCTTGTCCTTCAATATCTGAAAACACATCTTTAGTAACTGTATCAACTACGTCAACTGATGTTTTTGATTGTGTACCAAAATTATAAAGTTTTAGTCCTGAGTCAAATTCAATAATTGGTCTTGTAGCTCTATAAGTTTGATCTAGTACTACAGGAACGTTATTAACTGCCGCAATAGTTTCAATGACACTTTTATGTGTCCATTTATTATAACGTGACCATTGGTTTCCATCTTTTGATGCTTTATTAATAACAATATAATCTTTTAGGATAGCGTATGAAGTTGCATCGTCAAAAGGCAATGCACTAAATCCTTGTGCATCAAATTCTGTTGAAACGTCGGTTAAATAATCGGCAGTAATAACTAAATCTTCTTCTGCTATTAATGTAATAGATTCGCCAACACCTTCAACATACCAATTGCCTTCTCCGTATTTGGCTGGTGTAATTGTTCCGTAAAACTTTACTTTCATGCCATTAGTTAATTCGTAACCATTTTGCATAGTATAAGTTTTCTTACCAATAATTTCTTCGCCTACATTAAGTTGTGTATTATCTCTAATATCCTTAATAATGATAAGACCTGATGCTTCAGGATCGTTTCCGTTTGTGTAATATAACGCATTAGGTGACTCTAAATCAACTGTCCAAGTCATACTACCTTGCTCTACTTTTTGTTGGCTAACACCAATGTTATATAAGTTTGTATCATCGTTAATACTATTACTAGTTCTAATACTCAAAGGCATATCAATAGCATCTATATCAAAGTTATATGTTTGCCCTCTATACAAGGTAAGTGTTGGATTACTTACTTTATTTTCTTTGCTAAAAATATAAGAATTATTATCTACATTATCTTGTCTAGCTACTGCAAAAGTACTAATAATATTTCGAGCTGTTCCGTAAACTGGAACTTCGTCAGGTCCTGAAGGTAACCAATAGTATTCTCTAAAGTTTACAAACTTGTCCCAATTAATATGAGGATCCCAAGCATAATATTCTTGTGAACTATATAGGCTGTGATTAGCATTGTCTGTATTTCTAATTTTGCTACTGTTTATATAATCTCGATAATCACCGTAGTACGTTGTATTACCTAAGTTATCTGTAACTGTTGCAATTGGTTCAAGTTGATAGTCTTCTCTCTCTGCCGAAACATCAGAAACATAATTGTCAGTGGACTTAAATGCTTTGGCATCTCTACGACCAATATAGCCATCAATCTTTTCAATCGACCCGGGTTGCGTTAGCTGATCAATTGTGCTACTTAGAAACTTTTTGTTTGCTGTTGTTCTAAAATATCTTGGTAGTAAATCAGCTGTTCTTCTTTTTGCATCCCCGCTTGTTGGGATTGGGCTTTCATCTTGTGCCATTAGTATCCATAACCTCCGCCGCCGCCGGAGCTTCCGCTTCCACCGCTTGATCCTGAACTACCCGAACTGCTTGAACTACTTGAACTACTTGAACTTGTTGTACTAGTAGTAGTTGCTGTAGTAGTTGTTGTAGTTGTTGATAATGCTTGACTCTTAATTCCTGTATTAATAGTTCCTGTAGATGTAACTACATTTCCTGCCGATTGGATTCTAGATGCTGTTACAGAATCAATAATTTCAATATCTTCAACTGTAGCATCGTTAATAAAGATTTCGTTATTTTCTGCTTTAACTTCATATAAACTTCCAAACCCTTGAGATGCTTGTTTGGGTACTAATAAAATATTAACAACATCTGGTGCTGTTCTATTCATTATATGTGTCGCAAGTTCAGTAAAATGGAATGTATTTCCAAAATCCCAGTTTTGCAAACTAAAGAACGAATTAATTGCACTAATCACTTGTGTTTTTATTTCATTGTTATTAACTACTTCACCGCTATTCTTTACAATTTTAAATGTTGCTTGTAAATTGTCTTGTGCATGCACACCAAATAAAGGCTTATATTGTACGGAATGATAAATTACTTCATCACTAATTGATTTATACTGGCCAATTTCTGCACCGTAGTTTTGGAATAATTCATCTGTACTTGGTGGAAGAGGTTCATTAGCAATAGATCCAGCAATAAAATTTCTGTAGTTTTGATCGTATGTTTGTGTAAGCATATATACATCAATAATATTACTTACACTTGGATCAATTCTATTACCATCATCTGCACTATGTACATACTGAAATTTAAGATCTGATCTGCCAACGTGTGCTTTATAATCTGCTGTTACTACAAGGACATTATTAGTTAGTACTTTAAAGTTATCGTTATCAATAATATAAAAAACTTGACCTGTTGAATACTGACTATATGCTCCAATTTCAGTTTCTGTTGTAACAGTTTTAATTGCAGTACCTGCGTTATAATAATTATATTTGTTAAATCCTTGATCAGATGATTCTTTCTTTAAGAAAATATATTTTGTAGATGTATTTGTTAAAGGTGCAACTACAGTATCAAATATATCTGGATCGTCAATACTGCCATCGTCATTTAAATCAAAGAAACTAACTTCTACTTTTTTGCTGTTAATATATCCGTCTGTGTTTCGGAAAGCATTAACAATTTCCCAATTAACATCATTATTAAATGGTGTAAGTGCGTCAGGCTTAGTATTAAAGTTCATAATTGCAACTTTGTCTTTTACTAACTGTCCTGTTTGTGAATCGTAAATCTTATTTTGTCCATCAAAGTAAAAAGAAAGTTCTTTATCGCTTTCAAAAATATATCTAAGTCCTCTATTTGTAACTGTATATTTTTCTCCGTTTGTTTCAAATAATATTAGCCAACTTGAGTCAAGTTGGTTATTTGTTACATCACCTGTTTTACCGTTACTAAACACATCTACTGTGTTTAAATTTTCGTTAATAATAATACGCCAGTTTCTTGTAACTTGATCATATCTTAATGCAAAAGTTTTATATGAAAATACTTGATCAATAATTTGTGATCTAACATCTGTTGAAATGTCTTTTACTAGTTTTGGTTTAACTTCTTCTAATATACTGTTTGCAGGTAATATTTCATTAAACACAACTGGTCCAAACCCTGTTACACTGTTAACACTTGTGCCTGCACCATCTACGCTTATAACTTTTACCCATTTATATGTACTTGCACCTTTTGCTGATGCGTTACTTGTAAGCTCTCCATTACCAATAAAATAAAATCCTACTGGTGGTTTAAATTTAAGCAATGCTCCAGCTTCTACATATTTTAAAGAACCGCCTGTAAATGTTCCAAGTTGATATGCAACATCATTAATATTATTTAATAGTCCTGTTGAACTGTTAGTTGTCTTAGTTGATTGCTTCCATGTAGCATTAAGATCACTAACAATAATCTTAGCATAGTTTGCAAAGTAAAAGTTACTAATTGCTCTATTTTGTATAATAGGCAATATTGTATTTTCAATAGTACCTTCAATGTCTGTTTGAGTACCAAACGTAAAAGACGTTTTGCTTTCATATGGCTCTCTATAAAGTATTCCATCACTGCCATATAAATTTGTACTAGAATATTTTCCAGTAGCATCTTTAAGATCAAAATATCTACTAATACCACTAGCAATTCTATTTGTTGATTTTACTTTAATAATTTCTTGATTAGTTGTTAAAGGAACAATATTATAATCTTCGCCAGTAACCATTCTATTTTGTGTATAGTAAGTTTGCGGAGCGTTAGTTCTAATACTCGAAGTTGTTTCGCTAATAGTAGCATTAGTTACTGGTGTTTTAAGTTCTAAGCCAACAGTCATTGTTTCTGTTGTTCCTGTCTTAGAAAGATAAGGAAAACTAATAGTAATATCTGTTAATTCACTTGGAGAAATACTTAACGATCTATTAGCACTAGTTCTATAATAAACTCTAAATCCGCCTTGCGGCAAGTTACCAAATGTGCCGTCTGCAAATACTAAACTAATCTCGTCATCTGATCTAGTTTGTACAACATAAAAATCTTTAAGTTTTTTGTTTAAACTATTATAGATTGCATTGTTTCCTTCAGTCGAATTAACTTTTGTCCAAATTTTCTGAGGAATACCATTACTGTTTAAACCATAAAGCCAAACATCAGTATCATTAATATTTTCTGCTTCGATCGAAATCCTTTGATTAGCTGACGGAGCCGAAACGTCAAATGCGTTAGATTTTAAACTTCCTTGTCTAAAATGTAAAAAATATCCTGAGTTTGAACTTCCTGAACCTCTTCCATCTTCTCTATATAAAAATGCTAGACTATTCCCTGGTACAGGATTTTCTTCTGTTATTACATTAAAGTCAGTATCAATACCTGTTGATACAATTTCAAATTGTGTTGAAGAACCGTTAACTGATTTACTAAAAGTATATATAGGAACATCGTTACCTGTAGATGTAAATCTATACTGTTGTGTAAGTACTCCATTAATTGCTTTGGTTATTGATGGCTTACCAACTGTTCCGTTTTGTGGAAGTGCTGAATTCAACACACGCCTAAATTGTTCTGACCAGTTAGCATTACTAGGGTCATTCCAGATAATAGTTTGGTCTGATAAGTTAGTGCCATTACTGTCAATTAAATTTTCTGTAGTGCTTACTGTCTCAAATTTAAGTAGTCCGTTTGCACACTGATTACGTCTAGGATTATATGAAAGCATACGAGCTAAACGGAGAACTGATTCTCTACGTTCTGCTAGTTCTAAGAAGTTTTCTCTTGCGTTTAGGTCAACTCTATAACTAATGTTCTGACCTAAGAATGCAATCATATCAATTAGTGCAAGGTACTCTGATGTATCTACATAATCGTTAAAATCTTCTGGGTAATTTTGTCTTAGATAGGTGATCATTGCCCGTCTAAGGGTGTCAAAGTCGTAGCTACGGAATTCCGCATTACGGTAACTTTGATATACTTTTTGCCAATCTTCTGCAAGTAGCAATCTATTTTGTCTGTCGGTTGATGACATTGATTATCCTTCTTTAAACTCTACTGTATTTATTGAAAACAATAATACTAGTAGTTAATTGTGTCACGACAATCCAACGCTTTTATCAAACTGTAATCTTAGTTGTTCACTAATATTGTAGTCTAAGTACATCAACGTACATTCTATTTGTAATCCGCTTTCGTATTCCGAAACTTGAACTCCTGTAGCTCTAGTTCTTGGATCGTAATTTACAATATTTGTAACATTTTCTGTAATTGCGTCTTTTAGTTGTGATGTTAATGGCTCATATAAGGCATCCCAAATAATACAACCAAATCTAGGATCAGATAACTTTTCTCCTTGGCGTATATTAAGATGATTTAATAAATTTTGTTTAATTAATGAAACATCAAATTGTTGGAAAGAATTGTTGTCAGGATTAACTGTGCTGAATCCTCTGTATGCCTTCTGTGATACAGGAGGTTTTGACTGCCTTTTAGGAGTAATTTTAATTGTTTTGTATAAATCTGTTGCCATATTAATATTTACCTTATTTTATCCGCCGGCGAAAACATTAGGACTGCCAGCCGCTACGCTTGTACAACCTGATATCGCATCTCCTATTCTGCCTGTTCCTTTGCCATTTGTAAAAACTGTTGTTGATCCTACTGCTATTGGTGCGGCATGACTTGGACATGGTACAGGAGGTAGTAAATGTGAAGTATTATTATCACCCTGTCTACTTACAGATATTCCATTTGCAAATACATCACCTGATCCTTCTGCTCTAGTCATACCCGAACAGTGAGCTACATCTGCATCTCCAATTCTAGTTACTGCGGGCACGTTCTATCTCCATTAATGTTTCTAATCTATCTGGCCATTGTGCAATTTCTTGGTGTTGTTCTTCAGTATGTGGCTCAGGGGGTACTGAAGGATTGAATTCAATTATGTGATCAAAGTCTAGAGGAATATCCTCAAAATTTGTGTACGTAAAAAGTTCATTGTTTTTCATTATTACAAATTTATGCATTACTGTACCTGTGATGTTCCTGCACCTTTATCTATAGGTGTCGTTGTTGTTAGACTTGCTAATGGTGTTAGTTCATTGTTAATAATTTTTTGGTAAAATCCTTTTCCTAATCCAATTCTGCTTGCTGTGTTTGATCCACCAGCATCTGCGTATCCTACTGCTTTTTTAAACTGTGTACCTAAAGCATTAAAATCTGTACTTGTCCAAGTAACACTTTTACTCTTTAAATATGCTACTGCAACTTTTGTAGCAACTGTAGGATCGTTTGCCATATCAGCATTATTGTAAATATCAACACCTGCTAGTCCGCCGTATTTTCTATAATTACTTGTTCCTGTAATTTGTATAAGTCCTCTGCCTCTGTATCTAAATCCGTCCCCAGATTCTGAAGAGCCATTGCCCATTCTATTTCCGTATACTGAGTTTGCAATAGCAGGTGGTCCACCTGCAACAAGTGTTTCAGCTTTACGCTTGCCTGCTGATCCGCCAAATCTATTTGGCCATACACGCTGTAGAGTTGATACTCTATAGTTCATATTTTCTGACCTTGGTTCAAAGTTACATTCTTTTTGTACTTGGGCACACGCCATTGCTAGTGCATGTGCATTTGATTTCCATGTAATTGGATCTAGTCCTAACCCTTTAATAAGTTCGCTTAAGAAATACCGTTGCATATCATCTACTGGTACTGGATCTGCTGGCTGTTTGCCTGATGCATTATCTGTATTTTTAGTTGGAATTTTGCCAGCATCAAACGTTTCTTTTACACGCTCACCTGTTACTGGATCTTGGATGTATGCATCTTGTGCATTATAGATACCCGATGTTTCTGAGTAATCAGGTATATCACTATCTTTATCAATCTGAGGTTGTTGTAATCTAACTTCTGGTGACGGTGATAATATACTTGCTGTAGCACTAGGAGTATGTCCTGCTGGATTAATGTTTTCGTGTCCGTCCCATGGTTCGTGTCTTGGAATACGTCTTGGTCTGTTTGCTTCAACTGCAACACTTGCTCTAAGTGCATCTGCTGTTACTCTTAATGGATTACCAGATGAATCATTTAAAACTGTATCAGATGGATCTAATACTTGATCACTATCATCAACTACAGCACTTGTAGCAGATTTTGTAAATGTATCACCAATTGCATCGGCACCATCTGCTGGTGTTGCAGGAACTGTACTATTCATGTGTACTTGTGATGCAGTTTCTGAATGTGTTCCTACACTTAAAATAGAAGTTAATGTTCCTGCATCTAATTTATTTGCAAGAGTACTTTTAATTTGTGTACTTGCTCCACTAGTAAATTTATTGTCTCCAGCGGTATTTAAATTGAATGCACCATTTACAGTTTGTCTATAATCGCCAACTACTTTACTGTGCAAGTTTGCGTTTATAGCAATATGTCCATCTTGGCTGACTTGTAAGTTGTAATCTCCACTAATAGTAGAACGCTGTGTTCCTTTAATTTGAATATCTTGGTCGCTACCTACTGCAACTGTATGGTTATTACCTGTCCATTCGTTTTTGTCCATTCCAACAAATGTAGTTTCGTTTTTATTTGTTTTAACATCTCTATCATTATTAACCATTAACTTATAATTACGTCCTGCTGTAAAGTTAATATCTTTACCAGACTCGATGTTTATATCTCTATCAGCTTTTATGTTAAGATCTGTTTCAGTTCTTAGGTTAATACTATCTTGTGCATACACATCAATTTTACCATTTGATGTTAATTCAATCCATGCTGTACCATTTGCATTACCAATGTAAATTAAGTCTTCTGTGTTGTGTAATAAAATTTGATGACCTGTTCTTGAACGTAATCTAATATGTTCATTAAACGGTAATGTAACATCTGACTTACTAATATTATCAGGAGTATTCTCAATATCATAATATAGTGCGGGATTTTCTTTTGCTATTCCATTTCTAAGAATAGTAGGATCTCCGTCATCCATTGTAAATGCAGATCCGCCTAGTCTGCTTCTAAACATATAAGCTGAACTTCGTACATCTCCATATTTTCCTTTTGGTTTGCCGTCACGCTTATCTAAAGGTCCTGGAGTATTCCAACCATAAACAGTATTAGGAATGTCACGTCTTGAACTTGTGGTTGTTGTTCCTCTAATAACATCTTGTTCAAGACCTTGCTTTGCAAGTGTCAAAGACATCATAGGATTAATAGGTCTTGGAAATTTATCTGGATTATTTCCTTTACGTATATCTTGAGGTCCTGTTGAGTTAGCTCCAATACTTTTATTAAATTCTCCTACAGGTAAACTTTTACCTTTGAAGTCCTCTAGTATCCCGTCTTGTACAATATTAGTTGACTTGTCTGCTGGATAGCCGCCTGGAACCATCATGTTCATATATTCATCCTGAACACATCCTATCCAATAACACTGGTTTGCAGATCCTTCTGCAAATATAACAAGAACTTTAGTTCCTGGATCAGGTGGTACTGCCCAAAATCCGTAACTCTGTTGCGTATTATAATAGTCGTTATTTTTTCCGTTACTACGAACATCTGTAGTTCCGTAAAACGGTGAGCAATACCTAGCTGTAAATAATTGTCCGTCATCTAAATCGTCTGAGCCGCTAACTGTGTTAGGTAATAATTGTACCCGCAATGCTCCTTGACGTTTAGGATCTAAATGATTGACTACTTTTGCTAGAAAAGGACCCGGAGGCATTTTTGCAAAGCCGACTCCAGACGATCGTTTATTAACTTGATTTGGTTCTAATTGATCCATTGTGTTCCTTTAAACAAAATCACTATCTTCCCATCCTAGGCGTTTTTCTTCGGCTGTAGCTTTACCAGTTCGGATACCACCATCCATTGGTGCGCCAACAATAGCCGTATCATCAGATGTTACTTGGCCATCTATGCCTGACCCTTGGGTTGGAAACATAGGGTCTTCTAGTTGTGCATTTTTAGCTATTTTTGGTTGTGATGGTTTTGGTTTATCTTTGTTATTTGCTAACTTAGCCGCTTCTTCAGTAGTTAAATTGGCTTGTAGTTGTTCACTAACATTTATTATGCCATCACCGTCTCTATCAGCTACAGCAAAATTATACTGAGGACTATCTTCGCCGAATTTTTTAGCTTCATTTTGTCTTTTTATATATGCTTTTTCTTCATCTAGTATTTTCTTTTTAGCCGCTTCTTCTAGATCTTTTAAATCAAAATTAGGACGTTTTACTAGTTCAAGTTCTTGTGTAAACAAGTTACCTGAAAAGTTATTATTGACTCCAATAACAGTATACAATCCACTGAAGTTTGAAACTCCAACTGCTGGGCCGTCCATTTTATAATTTCCAATTTGATCGTCAATGTCTATAGGAGTTAGAAAATTTAGTAGTATATCAACTTGTCCGTTCTGGTGATTGATACTTCCATCTGAAGTAACATTAGTCCATTCAGTTACACTTGAGTTATAATTTCCCATTCCGCTATCTGCAATATAATAAGGATCTCCTAAAATCTTAATAGTCATTGTAATTAAGTCAACATCACTGTTTACAAGGGCTTCGTTAAACTGTCTAGCCATTCTTCTTTCTGCTGTTTCAGTCATTGCACCAGCAAGTTCGTTTGATTTAGACTGTGATGTATCGCTTTGTATGTTTGTTACGTTAGCACCAGTTCTATTTGAAGTATCGTTGTCTAACTCAAGTTGAGTACCTTTTTCTGTTGTAGACTGATTTGAAGCATCATTGTTACCGCTGTTATTATTGTAATCAGTTGCTATAGATTTATAAAATGCATTATTAAATTCAATATTGAATTCTAAAATATCTTTATTAAGTCCTGTATACATATAATTATATGCTTTGGCCGCTTCTTCAACTAGTTTATTATATCCTGCTGGTGGATCATTAGGTAGTTTAAATATACTTGTATTTGCTCTATATGGTACAACTTTATACACATAGATTCTTGGCATTCTTCCTTGTGCTTTTTCAGCTTCTTGATCTTCAACAATATATACATCAGCTTCAACTCTAAACCAAGGTATAGTACCGTCTTTAGCTTGAAGTTCTTTTCTCATTATAGTTTCACCAAAGGCACTTAACAACACAAGCTCTTCAAGAACCCGTTGTATTGGTGTTCCGGCTCTAAACTGTATAGTGCGTTGTTTAGGATTAATTTGTGTACCATTTTTTGAATATGTCATTGTTTTAGGATTTAAAGCAAATCCTGATTTGCCGAATGGAGTATCTCCATATGCTGTTGGTATTTCAGTTGTAATTTTATTTCTGCCAATAGCATTAATACCTGCATCTCTGTTTGCTAATGTTTTTTTAATTGTTTCGCTTAGATTACCTCTTTTAATACTATACCCTAACAGTGAATTAACGTAGTCTTTTTTCTGCTGAGCCTCACCGGCGGAATGTTCATTGTAGTAGTCTTGTTCAAATCCTGCACCATCTTTTCGAGAATCAATCGTTGTAAAGGCCGCTTCATAATCAATTCCTTCTTTAACTAGGTATTCATCTCCTTCAGTTGCTTTATTCGTGCCGTATGTTGTTCCAGAATTTGTAGCATTTTTTAACAAATTTGAAGCCGAAGCACTTGAAGTATCTAATGGAAAAGTAAATACAAATTCATCTGTTTCAATTTTGTTTTTTTGAAGCTTTTGTTTTTGTAATAAGTGTGTGTTAATTTGTGTTGCCAAACTTCCTAATCCTGATTGACAAATTTCTTGAAGGTCTGTTCCGTGTATAGTAACATTACATGGCAAGTTTTGTGTTCCGTCCATAAATGCTTCATCGTTAAATGCACTACAAGAAAATCTATAAATTGAACCTTCTGTATCAACATTAAAATCAACACTTACAATTTTTAAAGGTAACAATCGTTTAGACGCCGATAGTTGAGGATTAACCTCGCCTTCACCTATATCCTGCCAGCCTACGAAATTAATTGATAGTAACCAAGGTGCTTCTAAATAATTAGAATATCCTGCGTTAGTTGATGCTAATTGCATTGTTTGTAGAAGTTGGCCCATACTATATGGTTCTCTAACTTCAAAACTTAAATTATGAAAGTTAGTCATTCTACTTTTTTTGTTTGGTGCAATTACAGTTTCTATATCTACATTATCTATAAAATATTGTGTGTCTATGTTGTAGTGTTTCTCTGCATGTGTTCTTGGCTTTTGAGTACCATTAAATGCGCCGCCTGATTTAAGAACCATGTGTCCATTTCTAAGTCCAGTTTTTCTATAAGTATCGTCTGGAAAATTTAATTCTTCCGGGCTTAGACAGCCAAACGAAAATATATTATTATAAGATGCAAACGATTCTAATTCATTTGGTAAAGGTAATGATCCTGGTTGCATTGCTATTTGAGATACTACTTTTTTAGGTGGTGTTTTAACTCTTGCAATATCACCAACGGTTGCTGTTCCGCCGCCGGTTCGTGACCCATAATTTTGTGCTTGAGGATACATTTCTTCGGGTTTTAAAATTTGAACTGTAGGACTTGATGTTACATTTGGCTGTTCAATAACACCAGCAAACGGATGGTTTTGAAACATAGGTGGCAACTGGCCAGGATTTTTTACTGCGGCATCTCCGTTTGTTTCGTACATGTCGGCAAGACCGTGCATGCCAAGAGCTCGCATAAACTTTTTGGCTTCTTCTGGATCTCCTTCAGCCGCAGGAGGTTGTTTGGGAGGCTTTGTACCCAATTCGTTATATGTTTTACCGTTTTTATTTAATGGATCTACTTTATTACCTGGAGTGATTAGTGTTTGTCCAGTTTTAGGATCCTTTCGGTATGTAGACAAATTTATTCTCCTATTAGTTCTTTAACACGTTTAGGGTCCGGCAAAAAAATTTGTACACCTGGAACCATATCGTAAATAGGATCCTCGATAACGTCTAAGTTTCGTTGTGCAAATATCCACCATAGTCTGTTTGACCCGTACATATCATGAGCTAGTAAATCTGGTCTATGTGTATACTGTGGCTCAATAGTATATAACGGATCATCAGCATATGCTGGCACAGGTCTGATTGTTAAAATATCAAGAGCACCGTTTAGTTGCGATTGTGTATTTTTGTATGGGCTACTCATTAAATATATCCTTGTCCAAGATTAGATCCGTTAGTAAAGTCTGTATAGTTAAATTGAGACTGTTTAGCTCTACTGTATATAGGTTGTACAGTAATTGAAAATTGTGATTCTGCTGGTGCCCAACCATAATTAAGTTTTGTTCCACCTTCTGGATTCATCATAGCCTGGCGAGCGTCTGCTCCTGTCAACTTTGGTCCAGTGGTAAATGCTGTGCTAATATAGTCAACTTCATTAGGCATATCAACTGTAAAGTTTTGTAGTATAACTGGAACATTATTAAAAACATAATCTCCATATCCATTTAATTTTGCAATTGGTGGTGGAGATCCTGTGCTGTTCAAACCATAATCCATTTTAGTCATTGTTCTTAGATAGTGCAAACATGCCATCCAATATCGTGCTTCCACACTATTTTGACAATAAAATTGTCCTACAATAGTCATTGCTTCCACTTGTGAGTTCTGATACGCAAAGAACGGATAATTATTATGTATAGGGCTTACAGTATTATATGCGGCTGAATGACTAATAATAATTGTAGGTGTATAAGGAAAAACCATGTGTCCACCTGTAGTAGATTCTTGTAAGGGAGACAGCAACCCATCTGCGGCAATTGACGGAGGAACAGATAATTTGACTCGCCAATCTTTATTTTCAAGTTCAGTACTAAAATATGCTTTCTCTTTTGCTTCAAAATTATTAGAACCTTTTCCAGGAAGATTTTTGCCTCGCATCTTAGAGCCTAAATCGCCTGCTACGTCTGCAAACATTTCTTGGCCAACATCTTTCATTTTATCGAGTCCGCCTGTTACAAACGAAGGAATGTTAGTTAATGGATTTTGTCCTGGGGCTTTAGTACCGGTTTTAATATCTGGTCCTTTGCCGTTGAAAGCTGATAGATCTGGTTCTGGCATAATTAATTGTCTCCTATATACATTATTTAGTTGACTTTATTAACAGAGTAGTTTATAATATAACAAACAATCGGAGAAAATATGAATAAACGTGTAAATTATCTAAACAACAAGGACATATTAAAGGAAATACACAAATCAAAGACTACATTCTGTAGTTATGTTGATCCTGAATATGGCCAATTTGATATAATCCTACCAGAAATTGGTAAAATTAATATTAGAACAATAGCTGAAGCAAAACGCAATAAAGCAAAACGCTTACAGCAACAAGCCTTTGAAGCCGCAAAATTAGCAGGTAAAAGAGTAAAACTTGCTGAGTTTGAAATTGACTATAGAAAGATACAAAAAGACGAGTTAATTTTTAGGATTATGTCATTTGAACATATTCCAGAAGAACCGGGACGGAAAAAGAATCCTAAAACACCTGCAGACTATAGAGTAAAATTAAACTTTCCTCCATTCCAACATTTTAAACATGATGATTCTGGTGAACTAGTATGTGTAGGCAAAAGCCACTGGGAAGGTGGTATGGACAACGGATACTTTAATAAAGCACATGGTAAAGCAACTAACAAACTTGCTTTAATGTGGATGAAGTTATGTGATAGATACGCAACAAGAGGCAATGTACGTGGATATACTTACAATGACGAAATGCGTGGACAGGCAATACTGCAACTTGCACAAATTGGACTACAGTTTGATGAATCAAAGTCAAACAATCCATTTGCTTATTATACTGCGGCAGTTACCAACTCATTTGTAAGAGTGATTAATATTGAAAAACGCAATCAAAATATTAGAGATGATATTTTAGAAATGAACAATATGAATCCTAGTTATACTAGGCAAGCACAAGGCGAATGGGATCGTGTTAAAACACAACAAGCTAAAACTGTTCCAAATCCTTCCAAAAACGCTTGACTTACATCAAAATATAGCGTATAATATACAAAAGAGGAGTACGGATGTTTAAAAAAGCGGCGGTGTTTACAGATATTCATCTTGGATTAAAGTCTAACAGTAGACTACACCTACAAGATTGCGAAGACTTTGTAGATTGGTTTATTGAACAAGCAAAAGCTAACGGTTGTGAGACCGGTATTTTTTGTGGTGACTGGCATCACAATAGAAATACAATTAATGTACAAACACTAGATGCAACTACACGTTGCCTAGAAAAACTAGGTGCGGCATTTGAAAAGTTTTACTTTTTTGCAGGTAATCACGACTTGTACTACAAAGACAAACGTGATGTTTACAGTGTAGAGTTTGGTAAACATATTCCTGGTATTACATATGTTGATGAAATACTAGTTGAAGATGATGTTGCATTAGTTCCTTGGCTCGTTGGCGAAGAATGGAAGAAGATTAGTGGCATAAAAACAAAATATATGTTTGGTCACTTTGAACTGCCTAGTTTCTATATGAACGCAATGGTACAAATGCCTGATCACGGTGAACTAAAAGCTGAACATTTTAAACATCAAGAGTATGTTTTTAGTGGACATTTCCACAAACGTCAAGTACAAGGTGCAGTACACTATATGGGTAATGCTTTTCCACACAACTATGCAGACGCATGGGACGATAAACGTGGAATGATGATACTTGATAAAGAAAATAACAAAGAACCTCAGTACATCGATTGGCTTGACTGTCCTAAGTATCGAACAGTTAAACTTAGTCAACTACTAGACGAAAAAGACACACTACTTAAAAACAAAATGTATCTTAGAGTAACACTTGATCTTCCAATTAGTTATGAAGAAGCAAGTTTTATTAAAGAAACATTTATTAACGAATACGATTGCAGAGAGATTACACTAATTCCTAGTCAACAAGACGAGGAAATACATACAGACATTGACATTAGTACATTTGAAAGTGTAGATGAAATTGTTACAAAAGAAATTACTGCATTAGATACACAAAACTACGACAAGAAGTTATTATTGGGAATTTATGACGAACTATGATTAAAATAAAAAGTTTAACAGTAAAGAACTTCATGAGTGTGGGCAATCAGACCCAAGCAGTTGATTTTGATAAACAACAACTAACACTTGTGCTAGGAGAAAATCTAGACCAAGGTGGAGATGATAGCGGATCACGTAACGGTACAGGTAAAACTACTATTATAAATGCACTAAGTTATGCCCTCTATGGGCTTGCTTTAACAAATATTAAACGCAATAATTTAATTAATAAAACTAACAACAAAGGTATGTTGGTTACGCTGTCTTTTGAAAAAGATAGTCGAGATTATAAAATTGAAAGAGGTCGTGGTCCTAACTTATTAAAGTTTTATGTAGACGGTCAAGAGCAAGAAATGCTAGATGAGTCGCAAGGCGATTCACGTAAGACGCAAGAAGACATTATACATCTATTAGGTATGTCGCATAATATGTTTAAGCATATTGTTGCACTAAACACGTACACAGAACCTTTCTTAAGTATGCGAGTCAATGATCAAAAAGACATTATTGAACAATTACTTGGTATTACAATACTATCTGAAAAAGCCGAAGTACTTAAAGATAAAGTAAGACAAACTAAAGAAGCAATTACAGACGAAACTGCTCGTATTAATGCTATTGAAACTAGTAATACACGTATTGGCGAAACTGTACGTAGTTTGCAAACAAAACAAAGTGCTTGGAATACAAAACAAAAAGAAGATATTGCTAAACTAGAACGTTCGATTGATGAGTTAGAACACTTAGATGTAGAAGATGAACTAGACAAACACGAAAAACTATCTACGTGGTCAGAACAAAATAATTCTATTTTGGCTCTTAAAAAAGAATTAAGTACATTAGAGCCTGCATTAGTACGTGCAAACAGAAGTGTTGAAAAGTCAAAGAAAGACGCAGAAAATTTAGATCAAGGTACATGTCATACGTGTGGACAAGAACTACACGACGAGAAAAAAGAAGAGCTTGAAGTTAAGAAGAATAAAGAACTTGAAGATGCAATATCATATCAGGCTGAAGTAGATAACAAGGTTATTGATGTAACAAAAGCATTAGATGACATTGGTGATATTAATGGTAAACCTACAACGTTTTATGAAACTATTAAAGAAGTATATGATCATAAACAAAATGTAGCACAATTACAAGAAGCATTTGATCGTTCTAAAACAGAAATTGATCCTTATCAAGAACAAATTGATGAATTGAATACTACTGCTATACAAGAAATTAATTGGGATACTGTAAATAATTTAACAAGTTTAAAAGATCATCAAGACTTTATGTTAAAACTACTTACAAACAAAGACAGTTTTATTCGTAAAAAAATTATTGATCAAAACTTATCATATCTAAACAACAGACTTACAAACTATCTTGACAAACTAGGATTACCACATAGTGTTGTATTCCAAAATGACTTGTCAGTTGAGATTACACAACTAGGACAAGATTTAGACTTTGATAATTTAAGTAGAGGCGAGCGTAATAGACTTATACTTGGTATGAGTTTTGCATTTAGAGATGTTTGGGAAAGTTTATATCAAAATATTAATTTATTGTTTATCGATGAGTTAATTGATAGTGGTATGGATACTAGCGGAGTTGAAAACTCTTTAGGTATCTTAAAGAAGATGGGTAGAGAAAGACAGAAGAATGTTTATCTTATATCCCATAAAGATGAACTAGTAGGAAGAGTAACACACGTTCTCAAAGTGATTAAAGAAAACGGCTTTACATCATATGAGAACGATGTAGAAATACACAATGAATGACGATACACACGATAAATTGACTAAGGCATATATGGCATACTTTAAGGCAAACGAAAAGTTTGAGGCTCGTAATTCAGTACGAACACATCGCGAAAGCAGAAAATGGTTACGAGAGATACGTAGCCTAGCTAAACAGCGTATGGACGAGATACACCACAAGCATAATTCCAAGAACGAGGCCCCAGAATCATAGGCAACGGTAAGTACCAATATGCAATGGACTTATCAAGGTGAAAAAGTGGAAGAGATGCCTGAAGGCGTTGAAGCATTTGTATACTTGATAACAAATAAGTCCAATGATATGAAGTACGTAGGCAAGAAACTAGCAAAATTTAAGACAACTAAACCTCCGCTCAAAGGCAAAAAAAATAAAAGACGTGGAACTAAAGAAAGTGACTGGCAAACCTATTGGGGATCTAGTGATAGACTTAACGCAGACGTTGAACAACTAGGCGAAGATAACTTTACTAGAGAAATATTACATTATTGTCCAAGCAGAGGCATTGCAAGTTACTTAGAGGCACGAGAACAGTTTGAACGCAGAGTACTCGAAACAGATGAATACTATAATGGTATTATTAATGTTAGAGTTGGTGGATCAAAAATTCTAAAAGAACACTTACAAAATATATAGGCAAATCAATACAGCACATAAGGATAGCGGGCCAGATAGATAATTCCGCTGTGTAAAGGGTGGCGTGAGAACCACACACGAAACATATTGATTCATACGAACCATAACGATCAATATAGGCTAGTTGCTGTTAGCCAAGAACCACAATGTTCATAAAAACTCTTTAGCAACAGGAACGAAGCGAGAGGTAGCTGGAAACAGCGATGTCGACGTAGGTTGGGAAAGGTCAGAGCCCATTGAACAGTGAAAACACCTACTTCCGAATCTCGGCTGTGACGAACTCACATGAAGTGCAAACTTTGAGATTAGATGGAACCGTAGTAGGTTCCGTCTGACTGAAACAATCTACATGAAGCAATTACAATATTACTACGTAATATTGCTTTAATTCATATCTATTACTTTAATCAAAACGAAGTGTAAGTAGTTTGAGCGTAAGCGATAAACTAATTGTTACGAAGTAACAATTCTAATTGTTCTTATAGATTATCCACATTAGTACTACTGTTAAAACTAAGAAATAGAATATGGGCGAACACATAGAGACTATTTAGTGTAGATCAGGATCTCTTCCAAAACCCGACTTAACACTACTAACTTCGAATGATTCGTATCTGAGCTGTAGATGAGGGTGTGTATCACGCATTGTTTCAATATATTGCTGTACTTCGTCAATACTGTTTACAATATCAATCTCATTATCGAGATTGTCTAATATTCGATATCTTGTAATCATATAGAGTTATTTAATAAGTATTTCTGAGTTCAAAAGTATAAATATAATTAATCGGGAGTTAAACTATGAAAGTATATGACATTTTAGTAGAATCTAAGAAAACAAATAAAGTAGACGAAGGTCCTATTAGATTTTTGAAAAGAACGCTAGGTAAAAATACTGGCATGGGAAAAGCCGCACAATTAGATGTGGAAATTGACAAAGAAGTTAAAAACGTTTTTAAAGACTACTATGCAGTAAGCAAGCAAGATCCTAAACAAAAAGGCATGACTGCACAAGGTCTTGCTAAATTTATTGCCGCAAAAGGATTTGTAAGTAGTCCTAAAGCAGTAATGCAGTATATTAATCAAGATCCTAGTTTAGGAAGACAATTAGCTAAAGGCGGAAAAGCTATTAAGAAAAAAGTTAAATCCGGAGCGGCCGCTGTTACAGGCGCGGCAAGCAAACTTAAGAAAAAATTAGGCAGTCAAGATTCTGGACTAACTCCTCCAGGAGCACAAGGCAATTTAGACCTTGCAGGCGGAAAAATGAACCAAAGTATGTACAGTGAATCACAACTAATGGAAGTTGATGCACAATTATCAAAAGGTCAAGTTATGAAAGTAATTAAACGTTTTGTACAGCAAGGGTTCCAAGCAAATTTAGGTAAAAGCGGAGCAGTTAAGAGAAGTGCATACGCAGATGCTCCAGATGGTGCAGACGCTCCTAAAGCTAAAGCAGGTAAAAAATCTGATGTTGATAAGGCTCTTGATATAGTTAAAAATGCAGGATATACAATATCTGGCAAACCAGCTTTAATTAAAAAATAATCCTACCAAAACGGCTGTTGAATCTTTTTAGCAGTTTCTAAATTTTCTTTGATAATATCGTTAAAGATGTCTTGATCCTCACGACACAGTAAGTATGCGTCATCGAGTTGTAACCCACCACGCATCCACCAAACTAACTTCATAATGTTATGTTTGATTTCTTTGACCTCGTTTTCGAGGATCCTAACCTCGCTTAGGATTTTGTCGAGGCTCCACGTTAAGATCCTTAGCCGAAAAAATTACTCTGATCAAAAACAATTGGTATTTCGTAAACTTTCGATGCACCTGCTTCGATCTCTTCTGGTGTTGCAGTAACTTGTAAAGGTTTTTGTGTAAACCTTTCTTTTTGCTCTTTAATATAATCAGCAATTTGATTATATGTTTTTGCTTCAGCACCTTCTAAGAATTCTCTAAGATACTTTGGATTAGTTACAGCTTGCTCATCACCATCAGGTTGAATAGCAACTACATTAGCAACTACTGCATTAATATTAATGTCAGTTAGATTAGCAAAACTTTTTTGGAACCTTTCTAATTTTAAGCCGTCGTCTAATGAATCATCATTAACTGTGCTAAAAATACGTTGTTCCTCAAATGCTTTAATTGCTTGTTGTGTTGACAACTGATATGTTGCAGGTTTAATTTGTACCTTAAACCCGTCAATTTGAAAAGTATCAACATACTCTGTACTAATTAAATTATCAAATACAGTTTGCAAGTTTAACTGAAACTCTTTTGTAATCTCAGTTCCTGGAACAGTAGCACTTAGTTCAATTGTTTCTCCAAAGCTAGCCATTCTAATAGCAACTAGAATTGCATCTAAGTCAATACTAGGTGTTTGCCATGCATCTTTGATATTTGGCATACAACTTTGAATCACTTCAACTGTTGCTTGCCCATTTAATAACGCATCTGGTGTTTTAAATGTAATCTCATCTTTGGCAGTCATTGCAAAAACTGGATATTCTCCGTTCTCTGTTTTTGTCAAAGCGTTCTGCGGCCAGTAATGCCCTTCGCTTGGCAACTTGATATAGATTTTAGGTTGTCGTAAATGTTTAACTAATGGGTTACCAACTGGGGCTTGCACCGGCATTGGTTGAGCTTGCGTCGGCGGCATCGGCGGAATTGCCGGGTTTTCTGCTGACGGTTGCTGAGGCATGCCCATTTGCATACCTTTATTTCCCATGTTTGGTGGGATATTATTATCTACCATGTTTATATCTCCTGCTAAATACTATTGTAATAGCATACATATTTATAGCTATATATAATGTGAGTACTTAATAAATGGCAGTAAAAATTGATATTCCAGGAGTTGGAGAAGTAACAGCTGAAAATGCGGCTTCAGAAAGAACTCTTAGAGAAATACTTAAAGCATTAGGCGGTAAAACACCTACTGGGCAAACTGGTAGTGCTGGCGGCGGCGGTCCTAGTAAAGAAGCAAGTAAAGCTTCTAAAGAATTTGCTAAGAATACTAAAAATGCTAGTGAAGAAGTAGAAAGTTTTGGCGGAAGATTAGCAAGTATTACTGGAGGAGTACTTAATTCTCTTATAGCAGGCCTAGGAGCAGTAGTAGGAGCAATACCAGGATTAGCTACTGAATTAGCCTTTGGTGGACAGCAATTATCAGATTTTACAAAACATCTTCCTATTCCAGGACTTACAATGTTATCTGGTTTATTAGATGGACAAATTAATAGTTTTAGACAACTTACACAAACAGGTGCTAGTTTTGGTAACAGCATGTTTGAAATTACTAGAATTGCAGGCGAAGCGGCAATACCACAACAACAGTTTATTGAACTAGTTAGTCAACAAAGTGAGAGCCTACGTATATTTGGTAATACAGTAGGAGATGGTGCAAGACGTTTTGCAGGATTATCAAAAGAACTTAGACAAAGCCCTTTAGGTACGAGACTACAAGAAATAGGATTTACATCTGCAGAATTAAACGAAAACTTTATAAGCTATAGTGAATTGATGCAAACATCTGGTAGACGACAGTTTATGACAGACAAACAATTAATGGATGGCTCATTAAAATATTCAAGTGAACTTGATAAGATCTCAAAACTTACAGGTAAAAGTCGTAAGTCATTAGAAGAAGAAATGAAAGCCAAGAACCTAGATATTAAACGCCAAATGGCAATTAATAAACATGGTGAAGAATTTGGTTTAAGATTACAACAAATGGCGGCGGCATCTCCAGAATTAGAAGCGGCATTACTTGACATGGCAGACGGAGTTGCAAACGATCCATTGACAAAACAGTTAATGGCCAACAACGAAACGTTTAGGAACCAAGCTACAAATCTTCAGAACATGACTGCTGAACAAGCAAACAACTTTGTTGCAGGAATTGCAAAAGACGGTATGAAGTTTGCAAATACCTTAGGTGATGCAGGTGTACAGGCCGCTGAAAAAGCAGGAAGTAGTACAGGCCAAATGCTTGGCGTTATTGGTTCTATACAAAGAGTACAAAAAACAGTAGACGGATCTACAGCAAAAGAACAAGCTAAACGCGATAAAATTACAGAAAAGATGGGTACGTTTGCTGAGACAGTAGCAACAATACAAGGTAACATACAAGCGGCTATAGTTGACAGTGGAATTTTCCAAGACTTATCTGATAAAATTGCAGACTTTATGCCTACTACTGAAGAAGCTAAAACAATGTACGAAGATGCTAGTAAGTATTTTACAACGAACATTATGCCAGGTCTAAGTAGCCTATGGGATTGGATCACTGGTAAAGGAATGGACGCAATGACCGGCGGCGTAGGCGGTATGTGGAACTATGTTAAAGACACACTATGGCCTAAAGTAAAAGAGATATTTAAATATCTTACAGATCTATGGGCTAAACTTACACCTAAGATAGATGCATTTTTTGCTGAAGGTGGAACGTTTGATAAAATGATGACAACGTTTACAAAGTTATATGAAAAGTATGCACCAAAAATTAGTGAATTTTTTAGCCTATTGTTTTCTAAAGATGGAATAAAGAATTTATTCCAAGCCTTTAAAGACAAAATTATTAGTGCGTTTGGAGATTTAACAGAAGGTATTGGTTGGCTTGCACTAGGTGGATTTATAACCTTTAAATTAATTAAAATGATAGCAAAATTAAATCCATTTGTTAAAATTGCAAGTTTAATTGTTGGTGGACTTATTGCAGTTATAGGTTGGGATAATCTTAAAAAAGCATTTGACGAAGGCGGATTTATGGGAGCTATTGGTACAGCGTTTAAAACAATATGGGCTGGAATAACTCATTTGTTTAGCTGGGAATCAATTAAAGGTTATATTGGTGCAGTGCTACCTTCAGGAAAAATAGGTGATTGGGCTAGAGGAAAACTAGGAATTGGAGCTTCTCCAGAAGCATCTGGAACTGTTACTTCAGCACCAGCGAATCCTACAATAGAAGAAGCAGTAGCAGGTAGTGCATCTGCGTCAGAAATGAAGGAAATTACTGGTGATTTAGGCAAAAAAGACGATGCCAAAGATGCTAATGGTGGCGAAGGCGGATGGCTAAGTAATAAGTTAGATGGATTAATTGATGTAATGAGAGGCAACAAAAAAGCCACTGAAAAGTTAAACGGTAATTTAAATGGGCGTTAGGAAAAAATAGTATGAGTTGGAAAAGATATTTTACACCAGTAGAAGGACAAGCAGGAACAAATAGTCCTTTAAGCATAGGTCAAGGCACACAGCCAGGACCAGCAAGATCAAATTATTCTAGCTTTTTGCCTGATGTATACACAGGTGCTCCTAATAGAGTTGAGCGTTACGGACAATACAATACTATGGATCAAGATAGTGAAGTAAACGCCGCATTAGATATTTTAGCTGAATTTTGTTCACAGCAAAATCCTATTAATAAAACAAGTTTTAGTATTGATTTTAAAAAGATGGCTACTAATTCAGAAATTAAAGTTTTAGAGCAATACTTACAACAATGGACTAAACTTAATAACTTTGGCACACGCATGTTTAAAATTGTGCGTAATGTTTTTAAGTTTGGAGATGCATTTTTTATTAGAGATCCCGAAACTACTAAATGGCATCATGTTGATCCTGCAAAAGTTTCAAGTATTATTGTTAATGAATCTGAAGGTAAAAAGCCTGAGCAATATATTGTCAAAGATATTAATTTAAATTTTGTAGACAATGTAGCAACTACTCCTTATACTACAAACGGTAACGTAACAGGCGGTGGCGATGGATACTTAACTGGCGGTGTTCGTGGTATGGTTGGAAATACACAAACATCTGGGTCAAGTGCAGGACGCTTTGGTCACGATAAAACTAAAGAACATGCTATTGATGCAAAGCATATGGTACATATGAGTCTAAGCGAAGGTTTAGACAACAATGCACCTTTTGGTAATTCATTATTAGAAGGTATATTTAAAGTATACAAACAAAAAGAATTACTCGAAGATGCTATTATTATTTACAGAACACAAAGAGCTCCAGAGCGTAGAGTATTTTATGTTGACGTTGGTAACATGCCAAGTCATTTAGCTATGCAATTTGTTGAGCGAGTAAAAACAGAAATACATCAAAGACGTATTCCAAGTAAAACAGGCGGTGGCACAAGTGTTATTGATAGTGCTTACAATCCATTATCAACTAACGAAGATTATTTCTTTCCACAAACAGCAGAAGGACGTGGATCTAAAGTTGAAACATTACCTGGTGGTACTAACTTAGGTGAGATTGATGACTTAAAATACTTTACAAACAAACTAGTAAGAGGTTTACGTATTCCAAGTTCATACTTACCAGCCGCGGCACAAGATGAAGGTCAAAGCTCATTTAACGACGGTAGAGTAGGTACTGCATACATACAAGAACTACGCTTTAACAAGTATTGTGAGCGTTTACAGAACCTTATAGCCGAAGTATTCAATCAAGAATTTAAACGTTACCTATTAGAAAAAGGTATTAATGTTGATATTGCAATGTTTGACTTATTATTTCAACCACCACAAAACTTTGCAAGTTACAGACAAAGTGAATTAGATAATCAACGTATTGGTACGTTTGCACAAATTCAAACAATTCCATTTATTAGTAACAGATATGCAATGAAACGTTTCTTAGGAATGAGCGATTCAGAGATTGCAGATAACGAACGCTACTGGAAAGAAGAAAATGATGAGAACTTATCAACAGCACCAACAGATGCAAGTGCAGAAATGCGTGGAGCAGGTATTAGTGGTGCTGGTATTGAAGGCGACCTAGCAGGTGAAGAACCAGTAGATGATACTGAAGGCATGGTTACCGGTGAAGGTGAAGGAGTTGATTCAGTAACAACACCAGACGCAGGGGGAGATGCTGGCGCAGAAACGCCTCCGGCATAAATACTAACATGATACTAAGAGAATTATTTTATTTTGATAAAGAAACAATTGATCCTATTGAGGACAAGCGTTATGATGCTACCGATGATCGTAGTATTGTAAACCGTGATGACACACGTAAGACACGTTTAACATTACGCCAAATAAACAAAGCTCGTAGATCATCAGAGTTACATCAAGAAGAAAAGCAAAAAGAATTAGAATTTGTACGTCAAATGTACGGTATTCAAGCTCAACCTGAAGTATAGGACGATGTACAATGACTGTAGCCTTTGTAATAGGTAATGGCGAGAGCCGAAAAGACATAGATTTATATCCACTTAAAAATTACGGAAAAGTATATGCATGTAATGCAATGTTTAGACATTTTGAACCGCATTATCTAGTTGCTGTTGACGTAAAAATGATACTTGAAATTAATCAAAGCAAATGGCAAATGGAACACGAAGTTTGGACAAATCCAAATAAACAGTTTCATACCTTTCAAGGCTTTCATTATTTCCAACCTAGTAAGGGTTGGAGTAGTGGTCCTACAGCACTATGGTTAGCAAGTACACACGCACACGATACAATTTATATGCTAGGCATGGATTTTCACGGCTCAATGGACACTCAAGGCAACCGAAGTAAGGTAAATAACTTATACGCAGGAACACACAATTATAAGAGACAAGGCGAGGCCGCAACATACTTTGGCAACTGGGAAAGGCAAACAGCATCAACGTGTGATGCACATCAAGGTAAAAGATACATTAGAATTGTAGCAGATGATGATGATTTTATACCTAAACAATTAAAAAAATGTACGAATTTATCTCACATAAAAGTGAGTGAGTTTAAAAGATACTATGATTTTTAAACGGTTTGCGACTAAACGACTCGTTTTGACGCCGTTTTCCGTACATTTATTAAACATAGTGTAAATAATACTAGACAGCCTTACATACTAATTAAACATATAGGAGAAAACAATGGCAGACAATAAATTAGAGCAAATGCTCGAAAAACTTGTCAATAACGATCGCACTGGCGCAGATGAACTGTTCCACGAATTTGTTATTGAAAAGTCACGTGGTATCTATGAAAAGATGCTAGAAACAGATTTAGAAGATCTTGACGAAGTTAAAGACGAAGAAGTAGATGAATCATCAGACGATGAGGAAACTAATGAAGCTTCAGATGAAGAAGTAGATGAGTCTTCAGACGACGAAGAGACTAACGAAGCAACAGACGAAGAAGTTGATGAGTCAGATGAAGATTTAGACGAAACAACAGACGAAGAAGTTGATGAAAACTTCGGAGAATTTACACCAGAAGCTGACCCAATGGGCGGTGACGCTGGAGATGCAATGATGAAAGACATCGAAGCAGACGGCGAAGAAGGTGAAGACGGCGATATGGACGGCGATGAAGAAGAAATCGAAGACCGTGTAGTTGATCTAGAAGATGCTCTTGATGACCTTAAGATGGAATTTGAAAAAATGATGTCAGGTGAAAAAGATGGTGAAGAAGGCGACGAAGACGCCGCTGATATGCCAGATATGGATCCAGAAGGTGATGAAGACAAGGACGAGGCATTTGATGTCGGATCCGAACTTAGCGTAGAAGACGAAGCACCAGCTTTCGAAGGCACTAAAACTGCTGGAGAGCAAATGAGAGAGTACGTAGAGAAAGTAACACCTAAAATGGGCGATACTGGAACAGACGGTACTAAATCACCAGTTGCTGGTAAAAATGACATGGGTGGATCCACTGCTAATATCGCAAAAGGCGGTACAGGTAGTGAAAAAGGTTCAGCAATGTCGGCTAAAGAAGATAACATGGGTAATGTAAATGTACCAGGTGGAAAAGCTTCTAAGTCAATGAGTGCAAACGCTAAAGGCCATGGCGCAGAGAAAAAAGGCGCAGGCGAAACTGGAACAAATAGTAAAAGTACTATTGGTTCTTAATTGAGATTAAGGAAAACTAGATGTTAAACTTAACTGAAACACTATCATTCGACCAAGCAAAGATGGTCGTCGAGACTACTGAAAACGACAAAGGTGAAAAAGACCTTTATCTTAAAGGTATCTGCATACAAGGTGGTGTTAGAAACGCTAACCAGCGTGTATATCCTGTAACTGAAATTGGTAGAGCTGTCAACACGCTCAACGATCAGATTAAAGGTGGATATAGTGTATTAGGTGAAGTTGATCATCCTGAAGGACTTAATATTAATTTAGATCGTGTAAGCCATATGATCACAGAAATGTGGATGGATGGTCCAAACGGTTACGGAAAACTTAAAGTAATTCCAACCCCGATGGGACAACTAGTTCAGACAATGATTAATAACGGCGTCAAAATTGGTGTCTCATCTAGGGGATCTGGAAATGTTAAAGAAGATGGTAGCGGCCAAGTCAGCGAGTTTGAAATTATTACTGTTGACGCAGTTGCTCAACCAAGTGCTCCGGGAGCGTATCCGACTCCCATTTACGAACACTTATTAAATAGCCGTGGTGGCTATCAGGCAATGAATATGGCTCGCGAACTTAATGGCGACGAAAAGGCACAGAAATACTTAAAGGAATCGTTGGTGAACATTATCAACGGTCTCCGCTAACAAGGAGAAAATAATGTTAGATGCACTGAAAGCACTCTTTGAAAATAATGCAATTTCCGAAGATATCAGAGCAGAAATCGAACAAGCATGGGAACAAAGGATTCAAGAGAATCGTTTGAGCGCCACAGCTGAGCTTCGCGAGGAATTCGCTCAAAAGTACGAGCATGACAAAGCAACAATGGTGGAAGCTATTGATACTATGTTAGAAGAAAAACTTGCAGAAGAACTTAATGAGTTCGCAGATGATCGTCAAAAACTAGCCGAAGCAAGAGCAAAGTATGCAGTAGCGATGCGTGAAAACGCAGAACTAATGAAACAATTTGTTGTTGGGCAGTTAGGCAAAGAGATCGGCGAATTACATGAAGATCAAAAAGCTATGGCAGGAAAGTTTTCCAAACTTGAGAATTTTGTTGTTGATTCACTATCTAAAGAAATCGCAGAGTTTTATGAAGATAAAAAAGACTTGGCTGAGACAAAAGTACGCTTAGTACGCGAAGCCAAAACACATCTAGCTAAAGTTAAATCCAAGTTTATCACAGACGCAACAAAAATTGTTGCTGAAACAGTTGAGAAAGGTCTTAATAAAGAAATGACTCAATTGAAGGAAGACATTGATACAGCACGTAAGAATGATTTTGGACGTAAGATTTTTGAATCTTTTGCATCAGAATATACTAACAGCTATCTTAATGAGAAGTCCGAAACAGCAAAACTATTAAAAGTAGTTACGTTGAAAGATAAACAATTAGCTGAAGCTAAAAAAGTAGCTGAAGACAAAGCAACACTAGTAGAAAGCAAAGACGCTGAAATTAGAATTGCAAAAGACACAGCTAAAAGAAAAGAAGTTATGAATGAACTCCTTTCACCATTAAACGGTGAGCAAAAGGAAATCATGGCTGACTTACTGGAATCTGTACAAACCGAAAAACTTAATAAGTCTTTTGAAAAGTACATGCCAAGCGTTATCGCAGGGAACACTCCAGCTAAGGAAACCAAGGCAACACTTACTGAAGGCACACAAATTACAGGCAATAAACAAACTAATGACATAGATGCAAGCCCGTCAGCTACGGATAACGTAGTTGATATTCGAAGACTTGCAGGATTGAAATAAGGAGAAAAAAATGTCAGAACTATTAGAAAGTCGCTGGCAGGATACAAAGACTGCACTTCTTGAAGGCCTAGAAGGCAATAAGAAAGCCGTGATGGGCGTGACTCTGGAAAATACCAAAAGGTATTTGGCAGAATCAGCTACAGCAGGTGCATCTTCAGCAGGAAATGTTGCAACTCTTAACAGAGTTATCCTACCAGTAATCAGACGTGTTATGCCAACTGTTATCGCCAACGAATTAGTCGGTGTACAGCCAATGACAGGTCCAGTGGGTCAAATCCACACATTAAGAGTTAGATACTCAGACACATTAGATGATGTGACTGCAGGCGAAGAAGCTCTATCACCATTTAAGATTGGTGTTGGATATTCAGGTGGAGGTTCAACTGATAAAGCAGATGCAACCGCTACTTTAGAAGGTACAGCAGGCAAGAGATTGTCAATCCAAATCTTAAAGCAGACAGTCGAAGCAAAAACCAGAAAGCTATCAGCTAGATGGACTTTTGAAGCGGCTCAAGACGCTCAAGCACAACAAGGTATTGATATTGAAGCAGAAGTAATGGCGGCATTAGCCCAAGAAATTACTGCTGAGATCGATCAAGAGATCCTTGCATCATTGCGTTCACTAGCTGGTACAGCTAGCCAAGCATATGATCAAAACGGCGTTTCAGGAACTGCAACATTCGTAGGCGACGAGCATGCGGCATTAGCTGTTATGATCAACAAAGTTGCTAACGATATCGCGGCAAGAACACGTCGTGGCGCAGGTAACTATGCAGTGGTTAGCCCATTTGCATTAACTATCCTACAGTCTGCAACAACAAGTGCATTTGCACGTACAACTGAAGGTACTTTTGAAGCTCCAACAAACACTAAAATGGTTGGTACTTTGAACGGTGCAATGAAAGTATACGTTGACGCATATGCAGGCGACTCTACTGACGTATTAGTTGGATACAAAGGATCAAGCGAATCAGACGCACCAGCGTTCTACGCTCCTTATATTCCATTAATGTCAAGTGGCGTTGTACTTGATCCATCAACATTTGAGCCAGTAGTATCATTTATGACACGCTACGGTTATGTTGAGTTATCAAACGTTGCTTCTTCACTAGGTAACGCGGCTGACTACTTAGGCAAAGTTTCTATTGCCAACGTAAGCTTCAGCTAAGTCTCTTAGTAGAAATAAAATTAAAATAGGTCCTTTCGAGGGCCTATTTTTTTGACTTTTTTTCCTATTTTGGCAAAAAAGAGGTTGACTTTGTGAATAAAGAATGTTATATTAAGTATATAAGCAACAAAAAACTAATTACTTTTTGTTTATAGTGCCAGGAAGAGGCTCCTACCAAAAGAGTCGAACTGGACTGTCCAGGGGTGGTACCCAGGCTTGGTAGTAGAAATACGCTGAGTCACATCGCACTAACCCGCGGGGATAGGTTGTACGGTTTAGAAATGGTATTTCGGTCCGTGCTTGTAGGTGTACCCAAGTCCTACCTATTTTGCTTATATTAAAAAGACGCTTCGGCGTCTTTT